TAAAAGACTTAAAACCTCAAAAGAGAACTATCAAGAGATAGAATCAGGCAAAAAATCGCCAACCTTTCAGCAAATTAAGATTCTTGCTCATCTTTTTAAACGCACCATATCTACCTTTTTCCTTCCACAGCCCCCAGAGGAACCGGCCATTTCTTCTTCTTTTAGAGTATTGCCTAAAAGTGAAGCAGATTTGGAGTGTGAATATGAAGAAGAAATCGATTAACCAAATTTATGCAGATTTGATTATTTCAAGATATGAACATATGACAAAAATTAAACCAGAAAGGATAAATAAATGATACTGGCAATTTTTGGAAGCAGAAGTCTTGAAATGGATAAAGAAGAGGTAGGACAGATAATAGAAAAAAAAATAAAAGAAATACAACAGAATGAAAAAATAGAATATATCTGCATACCTTGGGTAACAGGAGCCTGTATGGCTGGTTTTCAGGTTGCAGAAAAACTTCAGATACCAGCAAAAGTGTTTTTTTACCAATCAGGTGTTGGATGGTTTCAGGCATTAAAGAACATAAAAAAACGAAGTCAGGAAATTGTTAATGAAGCGGATTATTTTATCATCATTCACGATGGTAAAAGCACAGGAACAATTAATGATTTAAAAATGATTAAAAAAGCACAAAAAAAGTATTACTATCATGTATTTAAAAGCTTTTATTTTTAATTATTAAATAATTTTTAATTAAATAAAATATATTTTATTAAGAAAAAGAAAAAATAAATAAAAAAGAAAAAGAATATGGCTAAAAGAGGAAGAAAGAAAATTGAAATAGACTGGGAAATAGTAAAAAATCTTGCATACATTCAATGTACAATAGATGAGATTGCTTTTGTTGTTGGGGTGAATAGAAAAACAATAATGAGAAGGAAGGAATTTAAGGACATTTATAAAAAAGCACAAGAAAAGGGCAAGGTTTCACTCAGGAGGATGCAGTTTGAAGCAGCTAAAAATGGAAACATCAGTATGTTAATCTGGTTAGGCAAGCAATATTTAGGTCAGGCAGAGAAGGTAGAAAACAATGTAGAGGCAAAGGTAGAGGATAACAGGAAGGTATTGAAGGCATTATTAGAAAAGGCCGGGAACAATGGGAAGACAGTATGGGATGAGGTTGTAGAAGCAATACACAAACATGAAAAAGATTTTGTCCCAGGTGGGACAGAAAACATAAATGAAGAAAAATCAGATACTTAAAAATTCAGGGGGAGGGGGTAGGGATATACAATTGACGAGGGAAATGGTGGATTTTTTGTATTGGGCAGGGAGAAATATTATAACAGAAAAAAATGAAGCACTTGATTTTAATCAACATTGTTTTTTGATGGACATATACAGATGGACAGGGAAGAAAGGGGAAACAGTGGTAATAAAGAAAGGTGCGCAGGTAGGGGTCAGTACCTGGGCAATATCATTAACACTGTGGTTAATGAGCCATTATCCAGTAACAGTCATTTATACATTACCCACAGGAGTGGATGCCAGTGAATTCAGCCAGACCAGATTTAACCCTATGATTTCAAAAATAAAGGCATTTTCTTTTATAAAGATAGATAATGTATCAGTGAAACAAATTTCAAGCTCATATTTGTTTTTAAGGGGCACTTGGACGGAAAGAGAGGCGATATCTGTGCCGTCAGATATGAATATTTATGATGAAGTGGACAGAAGCAGGATGGATATAATAGAGGCATACAAGGAAAGGTTGAGTGCAAGTTTTATTCAATGGCAGATATATATCAGTACTCCAACAATTCCAGGTTATGGAATTTCAAAATTATATGATGAAAGTGACAAAAGGGAATGGTTTGTCAGGTGTAAAAGGTGCAACAATGAAGACACAATAAAGATAGAGAATATTATTGATGGAGAATTCAGGTGTTTGAAGTGCAAGGAAATACTGGACAGGACACAGGGAAGGTGGGTTAAGACAGGAAATGGAACAATAAAGGGATATCACATACATCAAGGGATTGCACCATGGATAACGGCCAGAGAAATACTTGAAAAGCAGGAAAAATACACAATAAAAAGGGATTATTTTAATTTTGTATGGGGACAGGAATATGCGGGAGGAGATGAGGCAGTTAACAGGTTAGATATCATGTCAATCATAGTGGATGGAATACCTGCAGGGGTAAGGACGGTTATTGGGGTGGACTGGGGAGATGAAACATGGGTGGTTGTCAGGAGAGAAAATACAGTAATTTATATTGAAAAAATTACTGGAGATACAAGGACACACTGGCAGAGGGTGTTACAATTGGCGGAAAAGGTTAATGGGATGGTGGTGGCAGACTGGGGGTATGGGGATATTAAAAATGCTGAGATAGCGGATAGAATTAAGACAAGATTTTATGCCTGTCAATATAAAGAAGGGCAGATACCAGAAAAAATAGGGCAGGAAAAAGGTAATATCAGGGTTATTCAGGTGGATAGAACAAGAAGTATTGAGGAAACAATAGATGAAATCAAAAGAGGAAAGAATGATGAAAAAGGGGTTGCCCTTGTATCAGGACCCATGATAGAAACTTTAATAAGGCATTTTATGAATATCAAGGCATCAAGGACATCAGATAGATATCATAAAGAAAGGGTGATTTTTGAAAGGGTGGGGCCTGACCATCTGGTTCATGCTTGGAATTATGCAAGGTTAGGGGTAAAGGTTTTAGGAAGGATGAGGGCACATATCAGGGTGGTTGGATGACAAGGAGGAATAATGGCATGGTATCAGATTAAAAACAGGGTAAGGGCGGCGATAAAGGCTTTTCAGGACCCGGGGATGGTCAAAGGGAAAATGACATCAGGAACAGGACCCGGGGGGATAATATGGCACAAAACAGAACCTGTTACACATTATCAATACTGGATATATGCGGCTATCAATTGTATTGCAAGGAATATGGCAAAAGTTCCATTCAAGGTTATGATATGGAATGGTGAAGCATATGAAGAGGTAAAGGAACATCCATTAATTGATTTACTTTACAATGTGAATGAGAACATGAATTATTATGAGTTAATATACATGCATGCATTGTGGATGGAATTGACAGGGAACAGTTACTGGTATATTGTCAGGGATAATACAGGTAAACCAAGGGAAATATGGGATTTAGAGCCGGGAAGGGTTAAGGTTGTGGCGGGGAAGGAAAGGCTGGTTAGTGGTTATGTATACATGGCACCTGATGGAACACAGGTACCATTTTCAATTGATGAAATTATTCATTTCAAGTATCCAAATCCGCATTCAAGGTTCTATGGTCTGTCACCGGTTGAAGCGATGATGTATCTTGCGGGGGAAACAGAGGCAATGCATTCATTTGCATGGGCATTATTCAGAAATTCCGCAAATCCAGGAATGATTTTAACCACAGATGAGGTTGTGGATGATGTAACATTTAAAAGATTAAAAGAGGAATGGGAAGATGCATATAAAGGGGTTACACAGGCAGGAAAAACAATGTTTCTGGATGCAGGATTTAAACCTGAAAGAATAGGAATGACAATGCAGGAATTGAGTTTTATTGAAGGAAGGAAACTTGTCAGGAACGAGATTTTAAGTTTTTTTGGAGTTCCAATCACAAAACTTGGTTTTGGGGAAGAGGTTAACAGGGCGACAGCGGAGGAACTGGATAAAACATTCTGGAGTGAGACAATAGAACCTAAAATGATTATGCTTTCAGCCAAGTTAAATGAAAAATTATGTCCAATGTATAATAACCAGATGGAGATTGCTTTTATTGTGCCTGTGGTGACAAATAAAGAAATAGAATTGAAACAAATGGAACTGGATTTAGAAAAAGGAGTTAAGACAATTAACATGATAAGGGCAGAAAGAGGAGAACCACCAGTGGATTGGGGAGACAGGCCAATTTTACCGATGCAGATGATACCGCTTGGGGAAACATTTAAAACAGAAAGGGTTGTGGTTAATGCTGAAGAAAAAGAGGAACAGGAACAGAATAAAAGGATTAAAATTCAGGTTCCGGAGGTATATAGATGGGAAGCCAAACAGTGCAAGCTGGTAGGACTGAAGCATATATAGAAAGAAGATGGATAGAATATAAGGGATTTCAGGAAAGACAGGAACAGGAAATGGCCAGAGAAATCAGGCAAATTCTGAAAGGATACTGGAGGAATGTTAACAGAAGGTTAAATGAAATATCAGGAATGCAAACAAAAGGGTTTGAGGATTTTATTTTACCATCAAGGGAAAGGGTGGTTGAAGGGATTTACACAAGGACAAAAAAAATCGGGATTTTATGTTTAGAATTCGGGGCTAAAAGGGAAATTAGAGATATTGGAGGGGAGATAGAGGAAAAGGCATTGATTGTGGTTGACTGGAACTTGTTAATGAAAGAAGTTCTTGATGAAATTAGAAAATGGAAAAGTATTGTGGAAGAGTGGGTAAATACAATTGAGAATGATTTAAGGGATATATTCAGGAAGGGGGCAGAAGGTGGATGGAATATCATGAAATTGAAGGAAGAGGTTGAAAGAATAATGAGGCCATATTTTAACCCAGGCCATGAAGGATGGAAGGCATTGAGGATTGCAAGGACAGAAACAGCAAGGTTGATATGTAAAGGTGAACTTTTGGCGTTGAAAAGGGCAGGGGTAGAGAAAAAGAAGTGGGTGACGGCTGGAGATGAAGTTACTTGTGATGAATGTGTGGTGTTAGGGAGGCATGAACCAGTGTTGATTAATGAAACTTTTGGAGATTATGATGCTCCACCAGCTCATCCGAATTGCAGATGTGATATTATTGGGGTAATAGAAGAAGCCTCAGAGACACAAAAAGAATCAGAGGAAGAAAAAGAAGAGGAAATAGACTGGGATAAAATAACAACGATTGATGAGTTAAGAAAAATTAGTGAAAAATACATACTTGAAGATGGGGGAATTTTTGAGGTAGGTAATGATATAGATGTAGAGGTATTTAAAAAAGAGATTAAAGCATTATATGAACAGGTTAAAATCTGGGGGGTTAAGATAAATTCACTAAGAACAACAGATGTAGGAGAAGCATTTGGAAGATGTTATTTATTCAGAGGACATATAGAATTTTCTAAAAAATTATATAAAAAAGGGATGAGAGAGGAATTATTAAGGTTATATAGACAATCTATTGATACACATTCTTCCAGGACAAGATATTTTGGGTCAACAGCATCTCATGAATACATGCATCATCTTATGTCAAAATTTGTAGAAAAAGTTGCGCAGGAAAGGAGATTGTTAAAAGCATTTGTGTATGAGGATTATTTAATAGAATTCAAGAATAGGTTAGTAGAAGTGGCAAGAAAAGAAATTGGGCTCAGAAATGAACAAAAATTAAGAATGGTGTTAGGGGGAAAGTATGCAAATGCTTCTATACATGAGGTAATGACGACTGTTTATAATTCATATTTAAGTGGAGCATATAAAGAATTAGGTTGGCATCAGATTGAAAGGGAGGTGGAGAATATATACAGGGAGATGGCTGAAAAGATAAATGGTAGGCCAGAACAAACAATTTCAGGGTTAAGGAAAGAACAGGAAAGAGTGAGAAAGGAAGAGAATGTATTAATTAACAAAAAAATAGAAGAAATTATATTATAAGGAGGGGAAGATGGGAAAGACAATAATTGAGATTCTAAAGGAAAATGAAAGGAAACAGGGAATGGAAGGGTGGTTAACAGCGTTTGAAAAAAGGGTTAAGGAATATGGGATTAAGGAAGATAAGGAGGCTTATTTTTACAAGCAGGGGGTTGCGGATACAGAGATTGTGAATGAGAAACAAAGGCAGGTAAAAAGTTACATTGTCACAAAAGATTGTGACAGGATGGGTGATATTATGATTCCAGGTGGAGCCATTCTTGAAAATTACAGGAGAAATCCAGTGGTGTTGTGGGTGCATAGGCAGGACCTTTTGCCAATTGGGAAAAATTTATGGATTAAAACAGATAACAGGGGGTTAATTGCATTAACACAATACAGAAATACACAATTTGCGGAAGATGTTTGGAAATGCAGGAAAGAGGGACTTTTGGGATACTCAATTGGATATCTTGCACTGGAGGAAATCAGGGATAAAAGGGAAATTGAAAGATATATGAAGGAAAATGACCTGACAGGAGAACCATTAAGGATAGTGACAAAATGGGAACTTTTTGAATACAGTGATGTTTTAATTCCAGCCAATCCATATGCCCTTGAACCGGAAAGAATGGAAACAGAGACCATGAAACATTTTATTATTGAGGTAAAGAGTGGAAAAATAACCTGTCCCACTTGGGACAATGTTAATAAGTGTCAGAAAAATGAGGAACTTACAAAATTGGTAGGGGGGGGTGGAGATATAAAAAAGGAAGAACAAACAAAGGAGGGCAGAATGGAAGTAAAAAGGGTTATTCCATTTGAAGACCTTGGATATGTGGAGGATGAAAAGGAGGTATGGGATGCGGCCAGTGAAGTAACATCAGCAGATGTGGAGGATTTAAAGAAGATGTGTGCATGGTATGATGAGGAAAAGCCAGATGTGAAGGCCAGTTACAAACTTCCACATCACAGACAGAAAGACAAAAAGGCAGTATGGAGGGGGGTTGTGGCTGCAATGGCGGCTTTATTTGGAGCAAGAGGAGGGGTTAATATACCAGATGAAGACAGAAAAGGGGTTTATGAACATCTTGCCAAACATTATGAACACTGGGACAAAACACCTCCAGAATTCAGGGAATACACACAGGAAGAGGTTGCGGAGATGGAGAAAGAGGAAAGGGAACAATTACAGGAGGAACAACAGGAGAAGGTGAAGGAAGAGAGACCAGAATTAACAGAGGAAGATGCAAAAATTTATAAAATGTATGCTTTGTTATTTGCAGAAGGAGAAAAATTGCCAAAAATGAAGGGATACAGTGCATATGAGATAGTCAGGAAGTTTCCAGATGTTTTTATAGAAAAGCATGATGAGAAACAGGAAACACATGGAAAAAAGGAACAGGACAAACAGGAGGAAAAAAGATACATTACAAAAGAGCAGGCAGAAAAAATTGCGAAAGCATTGACTGAAAGAATGTTAAAGCACTTGACAGAAAAACAAAATAAAAGGTAAAATCACAGCGGTGGGGATAGCAGGGAATAAAACCCGGGGCTGTCAGCATAAAATGAATTAAAAAATATAACAGGAGGAAAAAATGAAGTATCTCAAAGATTTACTTGAACAGGGGAAAATTTCACAGAAGGATTATGATGAGATAATGAAGGAAGCAGGAGCATGGATAACAGAGGATGATTTTGTCAAGATAATTGACAGGCAGATTGAAAAAGCAATGGCAGAGGTAAAAGCACAGGGACAGGTGCAGAACAAATTGATTGGGAAATTCACATCAGGTGGAAGGGTGGATGCTGCTGTTGCGGAAAAAACAATCAATCTGTTGAATGGTATCATGGGGTATAAGGCAGTCAATGTGATGAGTGAAGGGGTTGCAGAAGATGGAAGAAATCTTGTTCCAGAAGAGTTTACGGCAGAAGTTCTTAGAATTATACCTGAATATGGAGTGGCAAGGAGGGATTGCAGAATTATTCCCATGGCCAGCAAGACAAAAAAGATTCCAAGACTAATCGCAGGTGTCACCGCATACTGGGTTGGAGAAGCAGTAAAAAAGACAACCAGTAAACCAAACATCGGGGTGGTGACATTGACGGCAAAGAAACTTGCGG